ATATGATGAAGGGGTTTTCTCTGATGCAGAGATGGCAGAGATGTTAAAAGACAGCCTCCCGGATCCGGAAACAGGAATCATTACTCCTAAGTCTGAATTAGAAAAGAAATATGGTAAAGAAAAATTAGATGAAATGTTAAAACCTAAAAAACCAACTGAGCCTGAAGAGTTTAATACAGGCGGCAGGGTTGGATTAAAAAGAGGAAGTTATTTATACAAAGCATATAAAGGAAGTGCTTTAGAAAAATTAATGACTAATCCTAGAGTCGAAGGTACTGTATTAGGTTATGAAGGTATTGGTTCTTTAATAGATATTTTAAGAGGTTTTGGTTTATTTTCAAAAGGCGGCCGTGTTGGTTATGCTTATGGTACTGTTTCAAAATATATTCTTGGAATTATTAATTCTATTAAAAAATTAAAACCAATAGATGCTATGAAGGAAATGAATGAGGTTGTAGCTAAAAGAGGTAAATATAAAAATTTAAATGATGATGAAGTTAAAAAAATATTTGATGATACAAACGATCATATTTTTGAAAGAGATGTTAAGCCATTAGAAACAGATGTAAACTTTGATGAAGCTGCAGAAGAATTAGCAGCTGCCGGTGCACCTAAAGCTGCAGAACGATTTGCATTAAAGAAAAAATATCCTGGTATTGATGAGAGATTATTAACAGATATTATTGATGACACAAATCCAGACAGAAAAGCTAGAGTCCTTGCAGAATTAGATCAAGCAATGGAATTGATGAAACGAGATATTAGTTCAGATGAAGTTATTGATATTTTAAAAAATCAATCAAGAACAAAACAAGCAGAAGGTGGCTTATCATATTTGATGGGGTTTTAGGTCATGGGAATGAAAGTAAAAGACTATGACCAAATGATGAGTCATTTGACTGAAAAAGATTATCAGTCAAATACTATTATACCAAAGAAAAAACCTTTTCCCTACGAAAGCAGACTAAAAACTATTAAAGAAGTTGACCCTGCTGTTTCACCACAAACAAGAGTTTTTTTAAGAAATCAATTATTAGATGATGCATTAGAAGCAGGTTATATTACTCAAGAACAATATGATAGTGCTGCTAAAAAATTTATGGAAGAAGTTTATCCTACTTTAGAAAAAACTTACGAAGACTATGATCAGTTTATTGAAGACGATGCAATGGGTAGAGTTACTAAAAACTATGGAGGACGAGTAGGTTTTTCTAGTGCAGGTTTAGCAAATGTAGGTTTAGCATTAGCAAAAGAAGTAGGTAACTTAACTCTAAGTAAAGCAAGACCTATAGTTAAAAAATTATTGAATGAAATTCAACCTTATGGTGGTGCAAAGAATATTGGTGAAGCAACTCCAAAAACAGATCGAACTGCTGAACTTAATTTTAAAGAAGGTATGGATGCTTTTACTAAAAAATTTTTTAATGATAATTTTTCTGCGGCCTCTAGGTACTTAGGTGAGTCAAGAGAAAAACTAAAAGCTATTTACAATAGAACGTTAGGTGAAATACAACCAGGTGGTACTAAGAAAAGTTTTACAAGAGATAAAGAAGCAATTGTCGAAAAAATACCTGTAAGAGATGATGCTATTCCATATCCAGAAGTTACTACTAAATTTAAAACTAATCCTGAAGACTTTACCGAGTTAGTTACTAAAAATACTAAGAACGAATACTACACTAAAAAAGAAATTGCGAATATGTTAGGTATTGATTTACCTAAGAATGATCCTAAAGCAACAAAACAATTTATTGATAGATTAGCTTTTGATATTGAAAGAGGTCCAGTCGTTGTTAAGACAAGACCTATACCGGGTCAAGAAAAAAGTAAACTGTATCACTTTGGAGATACGGTTAATTCATTATTAGATAATTATAAAAACAAAGCAATTGATGGAATGAAAGTTTCTGCTTTAGAAAGACGTAAAGCTGAACGAGCTTTAGATGCACCTTTATACGATTTTTTTGAAGACTTTAAATCACAAAATAGAATTACTTCAAAAGACTTGGGTATATTTACAAAATTTGCTCCAGATGATATTGGTCATGCAGTATCTCTTAAAGAATGGAAAAAGTTTCCAAAACTATTTAAAAATTCAGACGTAAATAAAATTAATAGTTTAACTTTTCAAGATCCAATTATAAACCAAGATGTATTTAAACTTACAGGTTACGAAAAAAACTATAATAAGTTTTTTACTGAGTTAGAAAATTTAGTTAATAAACCAGTTACAAAAGAAACACAGAAAAAAATATTACAAGTCAAAAATCAAATGGAAGATAATTATAATAATATAATTAATACTATTGGAAACAAAGAAAAATTAAGAAATGTTTTATTAAAAGACAAAAGGTATCAAAATTTTTTAGATGAAGATTATTTAGAATACTTAACTACTCACACCGATAGAGTTCCAAAGATAGATGTTAGAATTCCTAGAATAGGTGAGAAGTTTAAATCAGATGATATCTTTACAGATATGTCAAATGTAAATCCTAAATATATTATAGGTTATGTGGATCAAATAAATCCTGCAGCTAAAAAATTATCTGATTTAACTATGCAAGAGAGAGCTATATATAATGCAAATATAAGAATGCAAAACGCAGAAATCTTAAAAGAGTTTTATCAAAAAGCGGGTTTTACAAAAGAAGAAGTTGCAGAGTTAGCAGATGACCTAATGTATAGATATCCAACAACTAGTGCAGGAAAGTTGGGTAGAATTGGTTTTGCTGGAGGTACAATGATACCAAAAGGTTTACAAACTTTATTTAAAACTGCAGCAAAAGTTTCTGATTCATTACGTAATGTAAAAAATTCTGTTTTTGATAACTGGAACAATGTTAGAATGTTTGGTGAACAAGAAGGTATTGCTAAAAATTTAGAAGGTTATACAAATATACCTAGTCAAAACCGTAAGACATCAGCATTAGAAAATATAGAAAACTTAAAAAAAGTATTGCCTGAAAAATATCACAAAGATATAGACGTATTAAAAAATGCAACAGATCAAAATAATTTTAAAACTGCTTGGGATAAATTTGAAGAGTTTGATAAAAATTTAGATCCAACATTAAAGTTTGAAAATATACCTGAAGAATATTTTCCAATGCTTGATCCATTAAATGATGCATTTGTAGTTACTGGCCCTAAAGAAAGTTTTAAACAAGGCAGATATCAAATTAAAACTGCAATGGATATAGATCCAAAAACTGGAAAACCAACTGGTAAATATCAAACTGAGAAATATGATACCTTTGATCCTGAAACAAGAACTTTTAAAGATGAACCAGAATTAGTTGGTGTAGATACGGATAAAGGCAAAGAAGGATTAAACTAATGTATTCAAAAGGCAAAAAGAGTGGCCCGCCACCAGAAGCTGGACCAGTAAGTCAGGGCTTGAATATTTCCTATAATACTGTTAAAACGATAAAACTTACGGAGAAAATAAATGGCAGACATAGACAAGGCGCTTCCAAACGAACCAAGAAAAGAATTTAATGTACCTGGTGAAGAAGAAATTCAAGAACAGGTAGTTGAAGAAGTAGAAAAAGTACAAGAGTCACCTGACGATGTTGAGGTGATGGAAAACGAAGACGGTTCGGTTGATATTAATTTAGATCCTGCGGCTGCGACGCCTGAAGGTGGAGATGAGCATTATGCAAACTTAGCAGACTTCTTACCTGATGATGTTTTAGGTAGAATGGGATCTGATTTAAATTCAAAATATATGGATTATACTTCTTCCAGAAAAGATTGGGAGAAAACTTATACTCAAGGTTTAGATTTATTAGGTTTCAAATATGATCAAAGATCAGAGCCCTTTAATGGTGCATCAGGTGCAACACACCCAGTATTAGCAGAAGCAGTTACACAATTTCAATCATTAGCTTATAAAGAATTATTACCAGCAGATGGGCCGGTAAGAACTCAGATTATTGGATTACAAACTCCAGAAAAAATTCAACAGGCAACTCGTGTTAAAGATTTTATGAATTATCAAATCATGGATCAAATGAAAGAATATGAACCAGAATTTGATTCTATGTTATTTCACTTACCATTATCAGGATCAACTTTTAAAAAAGTTTATTATGATGAAGTGGAAGGACGAGCGGTATCTAAGTTCGTTCCTGCAGATGATTTAATTGTTCCGTACACAGCTACCTCATTAGATGATGCGGAAGCAATTATTCATCGTGTAAAAATTTCTGAAAACGAATTACGTAAACAACAAATTGCAGGTTTCTATAGAGACATTGATATTGGAAAACCTGGTGACAAAGAATCTGAAGTTGAGAAAAAAGAAAGAGAACTCGAAGGAGTAACTAAAACTGCAAATGAAGATGTTTATACAATTTTAGAATGTCACGTGAATTTAGACATTGAAGGTTTTGAAGATGTCAATCCCGAGACTGGTGAGCCGTCAGGAATTAAACTTCCATACATTGTAACTCTTGAAGAAGGTTCAAGAGAAATTTTATCTATCAGAAGAAACTACGAAGCAGGAGATCCTGCAAAGAAAAAAGTACAATACTTTGTACACTTTAAATTTTTACCGGGTTTAGGGTTTTATGGTTTCGGTCTAATCCACATGATTGGTGGACTGTCAAGAACAGCGACCGCAGCTTTAAGACAGCTCTTAGATGCGGGAACGCTATCTAATCTGCCAGCTGGTTTCAAAATGAGAGGTATTAGAATTAGAGATGATGCACAATCAATTCAACCAGGAGAATTTAGAGATGTAGATGCACCTGGTGGAAATTTAAGAGATTCATTTATGATGCTTCCGTTTAAAGAACCTAGTCAAACACTTCTTGCACTTATGGGAGTGGTTGTTCAAGCAGGTCAAAGATTTGCATCTATTGCTGATATGCAAGTTGGTGATGGTAATCAACAAGCAGCAGTTGGAACTACCGTTGCACTATTAGAACGTGGTTCAAGAACTATGTCAGCTATTCACAAAAGAATTTACTCAGCTCTTAAGAATGAATTCAAACTTATGGCTAGAGTATTCAAGTTATATCTACCACAACAATATCCGTATGATGTCGTTGGGGGCCAAAGAATGATAATGCAATCTGACTTTGATGATCGTGTAGATATATTGCCAGTTGCTGACCCCAACATATTTTCTCAAACACAGCGTATTTCCCTTGCGCAAACGGAACTCCAACTGGCAACCTCAAATCCACAAATGCATAATCTATATCAAGCATATAGAAACATGTATGAAGCATTAGGTGTTAAAAATATTGATGGTCTTTTAATCAAACCACAACAACCTATGCCAAAAGATCCTGCATTAGAACATATTGATGCATTAGGTGGCAGACCTTTCCAAGCATTTCCAGGTCAAGATCACAGAGCACATATAACTGCTCACTTAAATTTTATGGCAACTAACATCGCTAGAAATAATCCAATGGTAATGGCATCATTAGAGAAAAATATTTTTGAACATATTTCATTAATGGCTCAGGAACAAGTTGAGTTAGAAATGAGAGATGAGTTAATGCAGTTACAACAGATGCAACAACAAATGCAAATGATGATGCAACAGAATCCACAAGCAGCTCAACAGATGCAACAACAAGCAATGATGATTCAACAAAGAATTGAAGGTAGAAAAGCTGTGTTGATTGCTGAAATGATGGAAGAATTTATGAATGAAGAGAAGAAAATTACTTCACAATTTGACAATGATCCAATTGCAAAACTAAGATCAAGAGAATTAGACCTTAGAGCAATGGAAAATGATAGAAAAGAACGTGAAGGAAGAGAGAGAATGGATCTTGATAAAATGAAAACTATGATGAATCAACAAAATCAAGATGAAAAATTAGAACAGAACGAAGAATTAGCTAAATTAAGAGCTGATACATCAATTGAAAAAACAATTTTAAGTAAAACTGTACCTAATGTTGACTCAATGATGAAAAATCAACAAAACATGGTGCCAAAAGTTAGAATAATGCGAGGTGGAAATGAATAAATCACAGAAAAAAATTAAAAAAGTGATGAAGGAGTTTAAAAAAGGTGAACTCAACATTGGAAAATCACCAAAAAAAGTAAAATCTAGAAAACAAGCAATTGCAATTGCACTTTCTGAAGCTGGAAAGAGTAAAAAGAAGGTATAATTATGTTTCCATGGTCAATAATTGGTACTGCACTTAAAACTGGCGCTGAAAT